GCGACTGGCTAAGGTGAAGGATCTGACGCCGGGCGAGATGACGGCAGAACCCTACGATGATAACTACCTGGATGATGAAGACGCGGACTGGACCGCGACCGGGCAGGGGCAGAAGTCTGCAGGAGATACCAGTTTTACGCTGGCCTGGAAACCGGGAGAAGAAGGTCAGAAAGGGCTTATAGGCTGGTTTGAAAGCGGGGATGTGCGGGCCTATAAAATCCGTTTCCCAAACGGCACGGTGGATGTGTTCCGTGGCTGGGTCAGCAGTATCGGTAAGGCCGTGACGGCGAAAGAAGTGATCACCCGCACGGTGAAAGTGACCAACGTGGGCAAACCTTCTGTAGCGGAAGAACGCAGCAAAATTACGCCGGTCACTGCGATTAAGGTGACGCCGACATCCGGTACGGTGGCAAAAGGGAAAACAACCACCCTGACGGTTTCTTTTGAGCCGGAAAGTGCAACCGACAAGACGTTCAGAGCGGTTTCCGCCGATCCGTCGAAAGCCACCATTAGTGTGAAAGATATGACAATTACGGTAAACGGCGTGGCGACAGGTAAGGTGCAGATCCCTGTGGTGAGCGGAAATGGTCAGTTCGCCGCAGTGGCTGAAGTCACCGTTACTGAAGCGGGCGCTGCAGGGTAAACGGAGGTAATACATGTTTCTGAAAACAGAACAATTTGAATATAACGGTGTGTCCGTCACGCTTTCCGAATTGTCTGCGCTGCAGCGTATTGAGCATCTTGCCCTCCTGAAACGGCGTGCAGAACAGGCAGAATCCAGCGGCAACCTGCAGGTAAGCGTGGAAGATCTCGTCAGAACCGGCGCGTTTCTGGTGGCGATGTCCCTGTGGCATAACCATCCGCAGAAAACGGCATCACCGTCAATGAATGAGGCTGTGATGCAGATCGAACAGGAGGTGCTCACCACCTGGCCTGCGGATGCCATTGCCCGGGCGGAAGACGTGGTGTTGCGTCTGTCCGGGATGAGCGGGGCTGTTCATGTGGATACGGATATCACCGAAGTGGCGAAAAATAACGCGCTTACTGATGATGATTTTTCTGCGGGAAAGTCTTCGACGGCGAGCTGAATTTTGCCCTCAGACTGGCGCGTGAGATGGGGAGGCCTGACTGGCGCGCCATGCTTGCCGGGATGACATCCACCGAATATGCCGACTGGCGACATTTTTACCGTACGCATTATTTTCTCGATACCCAACTGGATATGCATTTTTCCGGGCTGACGTACGCCGTACTCAGCCTGTTTTTTGGCGATCCGGATATGCATCCGGCGGATTTCAGTCTGCTTGCTCCAGCGTGTGAGGAAGAGCAGACGGAGATGCCGGACGAGGAAGAAATGCTGATGCAGAAAGCGACAGGAGTTGCCGGAGGCGTCCGGTTCGGAGGGGACGGAGGGCGCGATATTTCACCTTCTGCGGATGTGGTGGATGTCAGCGAGGATGATGTTGCATTAATGATGGCTTCAGCGGGGATTTCCGGAGGTGTGAGATATGTCCCAGCCAGCGGGTGATCTGGTTATTGATTTGAGTCTGGATGCGGCCCGGTTTGATGAACAGATGGCCCGGGTACGCCGTCATTTTTCCAGTCTGGAGGCGGATGCCAGAAAAACCGCCAGTACTGTTGAACAGGGGCTGAGCCGACAGGCGCTGGCTGCACAAAAAGCCGGGATATCAGTCGGACAGTATAAGGCTGCCATGCGCACACTGCCCGCACAGTTCACGGATATTGTCACTCAGCTTGCCGGTGGTCAGAATCCCTTCCTTATCATGCTGCAGCAGGGGGGGCAGATCAGCGATTCATTCGGTGGACCGCTCAGCCTGCTTACCCTGCTGAAGGAGGAACTTCTCGGGATCAGGGATGCCTCTGAATCATCAGAGGAGTCGCTGTCAGATACGGCAAATGCACTGGCTGAAAATGCCCGGAATGCCGGTGAGCTGGGACGATTTATGTCGGTGGCCCGTGTGGCGGCAGGTGGCGGGGTTGCCGTACTGGCCGCGCTTGCTGCCGCCGCCTGGCAGGCAGAGCAGGCTGACCGGGCCTTATTGCGTTCACTGATCCTGACCGGAGGGGCGGCTGCCACCACAACGGCAGAATTGTGGAAAATGGCCGGGGTGATCAGCGATGAAGCCGGTGGTGGTATCAGACAGGCGGCAGAAAATCTGGCCCGTCTGGCAGAAAGCGGGAAATATACCGCCGGGCAGCTACGGATCATGGGGGAAACCTCTCAGAGATGGCTGCAGACGGTGGGGGACGATGCCGGGAAGGTGGAAAAAGCCTTTGAAGGGATTGCAGCAGATCCGGTGAAGGCGCTGGCCTCCCTGAATCAGCAGTATAACTTCCTGAGCGTTTCCCAGTTACGCCATATTGATGAGCTTGAGCGCACGAAAGGTAAACAGGCTGCGGTGACGGAGGCGATGTCCCTGTTTGCGGATGTCATGAATGCACGTCTGGAGCAACTTGATAAAGCGGCCACGCCGGTGGAAAAAATCTGGGACGATGTTAAAACCTGGACTTCTGACGCATGGGCATGGATAGGTGATCATACACTGGGGGCACTCAGTCTGATCACTGACGTGGTGGCCGGAACCGTTGAACAAGTGAAGCTGCTGCTTGTGCAGGGGGATCTGGCGCTGGCTGAATTTATTCAGTCAGCCTGGGAAACGACAAAGAATGTGCCCGGCGTTGGTGCGTTGTTTGGTGAACTGGCAGAAGAGAACCGCGTATTTATTGAGAAAACAAAACGCGATGAACTGGCGCTGAGAAAATCCATTGCGGAACGGGATGCGCGTATACGCCAGGGGGAAATGGGGTACATCAACCGCTCGCGTGCAACAGGCGTCAGCAAAGGTCCTGGGCAGCAGGAAGCCGTCAGCCGTCTGGCTGAAGAGCTGACAGGTAAAAAGCATACATCACCGAAAACGCGCTCTGCCGGGGAGAGGGAAGAGGAGCAGGCAAGAGAGGCTCTGCTTGCCCTTGAAGCTGAGCTCAGGACGCTGGAAAAACACAGCGGTGCGAATGAGAAAATCAGTCGGCAGCGCCGTGATTTATGGAAGGCGGAAAGTCAGTATGCGGTCCTGAAAGAGGCTGCCACGAAACGGCAGTTATCCTGGCAGGAAAAATCCCTGCTGGCCCATGAGAAAGAGACGCTGGAGTACAAACGCCAGCTGGCTGAGCTGGGAGACAAAGTTGAACACCAGAAACGGCTGAATGAGCTGGCACAGCAGGCGGTGCGGTTTGAAGAGCAGCAGAGCGCGAAGCAGGCCGCCATCAGCGCAAAAGCCCGCGGTCTCACTGACCGTCAGGCGCAGCGGGAGTCTGAAGCGCAGCGTCTTCGGGACGTGTACGGTGATAATCCGCAGGCGCTGGCCCGGGTCACCGGGGCACTGAAACAGACATGGGCGGATGAAGACATGCTGCGCGGTGACTGGCTGGCCGGGCTGAAGTCCGGCTGGGGGGAGTGGGCGGAAAGTGCGACGGACAGTTTTTCGCAGGTTAAAAGCGCGGCCACGCAGACCTTTGACGGTATTGCACAGAATATGGCAGCGATGCTGACCGGCAGCGAACAGAACTGGCGTGGTTTCACCCGTTCTGTGCTCTCCATGCTGACAGAGATTTTTCTGAAGCAGGCGATGGTGGGGATAGTCGGGAGTATCGGCAGCGCCATTGGCGGTGCTTTCGGTGGTGGTGCGTCTGCCTCCACGGGGACGGCCATTCAGGCTGCGGCGGCGAACTTCCATTTCGCGACCGGGGGATTTACGGGAACCGGCGGCAAATATGAGCCAGCGGGGATTGTTCACCGTGGTGAATTTGTCTTCACGAAGGAGGCAACCAGCCGGATTGGTGTCGGCAACCTGTACCGCCTGATGCGGGGCTATGCGGAAGGTGGTTATGTGGGCGGTGCCGGAAGTCCGGCGCAGATGCGGCGGGCTGAAGGCATTAATTTTAATCAGAACAATCACGTGGTGATTCAGAACGACGGTACGAATGGTCTGCCAGGTCCACAGATGATGAAGGCAGTGTATGACATGGCCCGCAAGGGTGCCCGTGATGAAATCCAGGCACAGATGCGCGATGGTGGCCTGTTCTCCGGAGGTGGACGATGAAAACCTTCCGCTGGAAAGTGAAACCCGGTATGGATGTGGCTTCGGCCCCTTCTGTAAGAAAGGTGCGCTTTGGTGATGGCTATTCCCAGCGAGCGCCTGCCGGGCTGAATGCCAACCTGAAAACGTACAGCGTGACGCTGTCTGTCTCCCGTGAGGAGGCCACGGCGCTGGAGTCGTTTCTGGCTGAGCACGGGGGCTGGAAGGCCTTTCTGTGGACGCCGCCTTATGGTTACAGGCAGATAAAGGTGACCTGCGCAAAATGGTCGTCGCGGGTCAGTATGCTGCGTGTTGAGTTCAGCGCAGAGTTTGAACAGGTGGTGAACTGATGCAGGATATCCGGCAGGAAACA